ATACTGACAAACTCGATGAGATTATTGAAGTGCTTAAGGAGTACAACGTCATTATAGATAGAGATTAATTTGTAAATGCTTGAATCATACCTGACACTGCGTTATATAGATGGGATTTATTCGTGACAACATCAGTGGCATATTGATTGATGTGGTGGACGTTTTGTTGGTAGGCTGTTTGTAATAGATCGAAGTAATGTGAGGGATTTGCAAATGTACCATTTACTTTTAATCCGAGGTGAAGATGACTTCCGGTAGACCTGCCTGTGGAGCCAGCTTCACCTATTGGCATTCCAAAACTTACTTTGTCTCCAGCGTGAAGATAAATTTTAGACATGTGACCAAATATTAATTCCTTTGAACCATCTACCTTGATCATAATTCCACGTCCAATATTCTCTGAGCCGTAGTCAGCTACTCTCGAAACCACTCCTGATACCGGACTTAAAATTTTCTCACCAATTGCAAACTTTATATCGATTCCTGTATGTGGCGTATGATGTACTGAATTTGTCTCATTATAATTTGCTGTAATGACCAATTCCTTTACATTGTTTAACAATACTCTCACACTATCTCACTACTTTCGTTTTGTAGAGTAGCCACTTTGTAGCAGCCACCCATGCTTTCTCAGATTGACGGTGATAAATATCGAATACGGATGCTTCACGGTAGAAGGTTGTAGTTTCTGTTGCATATTGAATGAGGACTCTACGAAGAAAACGTTTGGGGATGAGTTTAAGCATTTTGTTCACCTTCTTGTTGCAATGTGTGAGATTCAATCTCCAATGTTAGTTCCTTAATTTTAGATACTGCGAAATCGTAAAGTTCCAATACATCCTCTAATTCGCTTCTTAATGCTTGTAATTTAGTCATTTGAATCATTCTCCTTTTCTCGGTAAAGAATTTCGTGCAACGGTGGGCAACCAATTAGCACCCACAAACGGATAAAGATGTCTAGTGATGGTTGATGTTTGCTTTCGATGATGCTGTTTAAAGTGGCTTTGCTAATATTTATCTGTTTAGCAATGTGTGTAAGTGGTAATCCTAATTTTTGTACATGCTTTTCAATATCAATTTTTAAAGGCAAGTGAGGATTCCCTATATTTAACAAACTAGGATTTTCATAGTCCTGCTCAACCAATCCGTAAAATCGTTCCATGTAGTAAGCGAGTGATCCTTTTAAGAACCTTTCAGGAGTAATTTCATTATCTACATTCCGGTTGAGATAATTGATGACATGGACAAGACTTAATACTTTATCATAAGTTTCCTCTGATATTTCAATAGTGATTGATCTCTTTTTCTCCATTAAACTCACCTTTCAGGAGGGATTTATTGTGGCAGTTCCTAATATAACTAAGGAAGAAGCGCAGGAAATTCAAAAGGATGTAGAAAAGGGAGATAAACTTTAGAGTAGTTTCTTCATCATGTCTGCGTCTTTATCTTCTATAACTGGCTTAGAGGAGTAATTCACTCCTTTCATATGATTCTTTTCAAAATCCAACATTACCAAGTCTCTCAGATAGTTAGAGAAATTTTCAGATTGTGACATTGCCCATTCCAATACCCTCATGTGACGTTGACTATTGGGATTGAATGCTACTCCCTTGACAATCATTTTGGTTTTACTCATATGCAGCCACCCCTATGCGATGAAATCCAATACTATTAGCGTGAACCGGATTTTCTGCTAGATAACAATTGGAGAAGTGTTTCTTGATAAATGGTTCCATTATTTTTGCTCCCCCACCACATAACATAACAGGCTCACGTTTATTCCATTTGTTTTCTAAATTTGATGATATGCTTGCTGCCATAGCTTCATAATCCATATTGGCTACATTTTCAAATCCCCAATTAAATGTTCCACTCTTGCGATCACGGTATTCTTTATTATCTACTGTAAAGTAGTTCACCGTGGTTGAGCCGAAATCTAAACCGTTGACGATTCCATCTCTAGGTTGGCTCCAGAAGGCTCCTGCTCCCTCTGGGGCTACTTTGCATTCTAGAATATTGATTGTGTGGAGTTTGCCGTTAACTTCTATTTGATGTATACCTCGAATCATATTAGATAAAGATTCTTTCTCCTCTGCTGTTCTAATACTTATTGGGCAACCAACTACCAACTTGAAGTTCTTCTCATTGTAGCGAGATAAAGTAACAAGTATGTTAATAAGAGTTGCTTCATTGATTTTAGTTAATCCACTGTGGAATACCCCAAACTCCCCTTCTTTTACTCCCAATGTACCTGCAAAGTATTTCTTACCTTTAAAGGATACAATGTAATCCTTACTTCCTAGTTGACTGTTTTCAACTTTAAAGTCTCTATAGTTGAAAAGTCTTGATGGATGTGAGTAAAGACCGTTAGCAGAAGCACATTTCAATGCTGACTTACCACTGTCAATTCCTACTGTTAAACAATGCATTCCAACATCCCCTTTCTAAGTGGTTTTAAACTTTGATGCAATCTCAGGATTTAGTTTGTTACCACTTTTGATTTGGTTTAAATCCTTTTGATAGTATAGTTATACGCCCATTGTTCGAAAAATTGCGTGTCCTATTTAAAACATTCGAAAGAAATTTTGATTGCTTGTTTACAGACTTAAAAATATCAGTTATAATTAACACAAAAAGTAAAATACAGGGAGGTGATACATCGTGAGATGGATCTTAACTTACCTAATAAAATTCAAACACAAGGGAGATACGAAAGATGGCTAAACCTAACAATTATGAAGCAAGAATGATTACAGATGGAGATTACAATGGAAAGTGGAATGAGAGTAGACTGTTTGATTTAGTGGATATGCAAAGGGCAGATGTTAGGTATGAGTATTACGATAAGGATGAACCTTGTGAGATTAGGGATCGAGATGGGAATTTAGTTGGAAAAGTAAATTGGTAAGAATACATATAAAAAATACATAAACCATCATATTGGAGGGGAGTTAAAATTAGTTTGGATAAACAGGTACAGATTTATAGTGTAGACACAAGTGCTTTCTACAATGAAGGCGAAATGAAAATACATAGGAAGTTGAACAAGACTTACAGATTTAGAAGTGACTTAAAGAAGTTATTAGAAAAAGCAGATGACGATGATTGCAAGGAAAAATTAAAGAAGCACATAACAAGAGCCAATCAAAGAGTTAAACGGTTAAAGGATCTCCTTTATATTGAATTTTCTAAGAACACTTCAGTTAGGAATTTGAATGAGGTTGCATTACATAAGAGAAATATTATTTCAGTATTTGACTCTGTACTAACTAGAACACTTGGAATGAAGCAAAATGTTTTATCTGAAGATATTCTCGTTGTGCAAACATACTTCTTTGACATTCTTAAGGACATAATCATCAATGGCTTTCTGCTCAGAGGAGAAAAGTATGTTTGTTTTACAGCCAGTGCAGGGCAGATTCGCACAAAGAAGACGGTGTTTATTAAAGAAAGTATTTGGTTGAAATATCAAAACTCCCTCACTTGTGGATTAACAACTGAGCATATCAATGAAAAAGGTGGGGTAAATATTAATAAATACCTCGCCTACTTAGCTCTTTGTAATTCTGCAACGGATGCTTGGACTGATTTTGATATTAACAAGGCTATTGTTGTTGAAGATATGGAGACATTGGTACATTCTGAAGTTGATTTCATTGATGAACAGACATATGAAATTGACAGAAAAGAAATGGATATACTAATCAACCACACAGATGGCTGTGGGATGATTTTACCAAGAAGGTCAAAGAAGAGTATGATGGTTCGTTTACCTTGGATCAAGGGACTCCTCGTGCCTTTTCCATTTGACAAATTTATTCGTGAAGAAAATAAAAAAGTTGGTAGCAATAATTATGGTAAAGTTACAGACATCTATGGTAAGGAGCATGACCTAATTAAAGATGATATCGAGGTAATTTTCACCAAAAGCCAATTTAAGATGCATAAGTATTATGATGATTGGCAGCAGTATAAAGATAATTACATCAAGTATAATTCTCAAGCAGGTAAATGCAATGAAGAAGAATCTAATCCTCCAAATGCTAAAATTAATTACCAGATGCTACAGACCCTTGCAGACATGACTGACAGCGAGTTAAAGGCAATCAGCGAGAAGACAATCAACAGTATTGTAAACATTGGGAAAGACAAAAACACAATGCTGAAAGTTCTTGGTGTAATGAAAGAAAATACAAACAAGAACTATCTACAACAGGCGTTAGAGATTTATCCAGAACTGTTAAATGATACATACAGCCGTGAAATTTTAAAGAATGTGAAGAGAAGTTTAGTTAAAGAAGGTCGTGCAGGAAAACTTGATATAGAGGGCAAATATACGTTCATTTGTCCTGACCTTTATGCGTACTGTCAGTGGCTAATCTTAGGCATAGAAAACCCAACCGGACTATTAGCAAACGGAGATGTTTCCTGTAGGTTATATAAGAATGAACCAAAGTTAGACTGTCTACGCTCCCCTCACCTATATCTAGAACATGCTGTAAGGAACAATGTGGTCGATAAGGAAAAAGCAAGATGGTTTATAACAAATGGTGTCTATACAAGTGTGCATGATCCAATTAGTAAAATTCTTATGTTCGATGTTGACGGTGACAAAAGTTTGGTGTGTGCAGACCATACCATAATTGAAGTGGCAGAGAGAAACATGGAAGGAATTGTTCCTCTTTTCTACAATATGGCTGTAGCTGGTAAAGGAAGTATCAGTAATGATGTTATATATAATGGACTTAAGGCTGCGTACACTGGTGGGAATATTGGCGTAATCTCAAACAACATAACGAAGATCTGGAATAGTACACATATTGATTTAAATGCTATCAAGTGGCTTTGCATGGAGAATAACTTTGTCATCGATTATGCAAAAACATTGTACAAAGTCAAAAGACCGAAACAAATGGGTAAAATTCTAACAGAATACACAAGATGTAAGACTCCTCACTTCTTTATATATGCCAAAGATAAGACTAAGCATGAGGTAGAAAAGTCCAATCAGAGTGTGGTAAACAGATTAGAGAAGATTATTCCCAATCCGGTAATTAGGTTTAAATCTTTAGGTCAATTTGATTACAAGATGTTGATGAGCAATAGTGAGGTTGAATTAAATCAGCAGATCATTGACAAATATAATGAATTAGATGTAAATAGTCGATTCTTAATGAGTGAACACAAAGATGGAGTCAATAACTATACATATATATATAATGAAATTAGAACAAAACTTTTAGAAATATGTAAAGATATGCAGTATGTGACAGATGTTTTGATTCAATATCTATACAACCACAAGAAGTCAAACTTTAAAACTACGTTGTGGGAATGTTTTGGTGATGTGATTTTAGGAAATTTAAATAGAAATGTTGAGAATAAACTAAAAGATAGAATCCAATGTGAAGTTTGTGGTGAAAGAATTGCAGTTGCAGGGAATAGAAAAAAGTATTGCGATGCTTGTGCAAAGCGAATGAACATAGAAAAAACAATGGCTAATAGGAAAAAGTGTTTGAAATAGCCAATCGCTGTAACCCTTGATAAATAAGGATTTTTTAATGCTTTATAAAACTAAAATATTACTAATCACTCAAAAACCTTGATATATCAACATTCTCGCACGAACCCTTGAAATATAAGGCTTCCCTCTAAGGGAGCAAAATATCCCTAATGTACAAAGTAAAAGAGGTTGTTGTTTTCCCTACTCATTAGGGTAAGAATAAAGCAGGTTATATAAAGCTTGCTTTAAATATAAAATTATAATTTATTAAAAGGAGATTAATAAAATGACAAAAACGGATCTTGTAAATCGACTTGCTGAAAAGTTGGAAATCACTAAGAAACAATCTGGTGAGATTATTGATGCTTTATTTTCTGTAGATCCTGAAGGTTTAGGTATTATCGCTGAAACACTAAAGACAGGTGAAAAAATTCAGTTGATTGGTTTCGGTAATTTTGAGGTTAAAGAACGTGTTGCTCGTAAGGGTCGCAATCCGCAAACAGGTGAAGAAATTGATATTGCTGCAAGCAAGTCTGTTGGATTTAGTGTAGGTAAAAAGTTAAAAGAGGCAGTTCAATAACATACATATAATATGAGACTTGCCATTGCGGTGAGTCTCTTTTCATTCCCCTACAGACAGGAGCCTCCTATATGGATAATAAGAAGGTGTTAATTGATACGAATTGTCTAATAGATACACCTGAAATAATAACTAAATACAATGTAGTGCTTCTATCTTACGTACTCAAAGAGGTTGACAAGCATAAGATGAGTCATAATTCCGAGTTGGCATACAAGGCAAGAAAAGCCACTCGATTCATTGAGCAAAATCTAGATAAGATTACATTCGATTTTAAGGTATACAAGTGTGACCATCCTGATTTAGATGATGGATATGTAGATGATAAAATTATCACTGCTTGCTTAGAGAATGGATATAAATTAGCAACTAGAGATTTGTTGCTTAAACATAAGAGTATTGGATTTGGCATTGAAATTGTAGATGTTTCTAGTACAAATAGTCAGATTGATGACATTTATAGTGGATACAAGATTGTTTACATGACTAAAGAAGAAGCGAAAGACGTTTATAATCATTTGGATGAAAATAAATGGGGATTGCTTGTAAATCAATATCTTATTATCTATGATACCTATCTCGAAGGCACTCCTGAAAAAGAACTTGAATATGAAGGTCATCTTGGAACAATGAAATGGGATGGACATAGTTTAGTTGATATTAAATTACCATCTAAGCAAAAGGTAAAAGCAAAGAACCCTATCCAAGAATGCGCTATTGATTTGTTATGGAATAAGAAAGTTCCAATTCGCATTATAGCAGGTACTTTTGGTTCCGGTAAAACTTATCTAAGCGTCAAAGCAGGGATTGACTTCATTAAGAATAGAAGCGATGGACATTCCAAGTTGATGGTAGTTAGAAACCCTATAGGAACTGGTGAAGAAATTGGATTCCTTAAAGGGACAAAAGAAGACAAGACTGGAGATTTCTTTAAACCAATCATCCAACATCTTGAAGGTGGAGAGTTCGAAGCATCTCTATTAGAGCAGAATGGTCAACTTGTCAAGGAAATACCCTATTACATGAAAGGTTTATCTATAGATGAAACATTCATTCTAGTTGATGAGGCTGAAGACTTGAATAAGAAGATTATCAAGTTGCTTGGAACAAGATTAGGTACAAATTCAAGCATTACCTTCTCCGGTGATATTGAGCAAGCAGAAGATAAATATGTTGGTAACAATGGACTTACTGTTGCCATAGAGAAACTAAAAGGACATCCTTTAGTTGGCATTGTGGTCATGAAGGACGATGTGCGTAGTCCAGCTTCGAAAGTTTTTGCAGACCTATAATTATTTTTGGTGACATATATTAAATTATGGAGGTGATGTACATGAGCAAGCGATTCACTATAGAAGAAGTTAGATCATATTTAAATACATTTAATTATGAATTACTTTCAGCAGAATACGCAGGTTCAACCTCACCTTTAGAAGTTAAATGTCCAATAGGTCATTCTATAACTATGACATTCAATGGTTTTAAAAATAACAACTCAAGATGTAAAATATGTGCCAACAATGTTGCATATGACATTGAATTCGTAAGAACATATATGGCTGAACGCAATTATGTTTTACTTTCTACTACTTACAATAATTCAAAAGAAAAGTTATTGATTAGATGTCCATTAGGACACGAGTTTCCAATGACTTTTGACAGTTTTAAAAATAAAGGGTCTGAATGTAGTATTTGTGCTGAGATAAGTAGGATAAATAAACGCAGACACTCTTTTGAATATATTAAACAAGAGATAGAAAGTAACGGATACAAGTTGCTCACAACAACATATGACAACGCTCATCAAGAATTAGAAACAATATGCCCACATGGACATTCCTATTTTACTACTTTTGACAGATTTAGTTCTGGAAAGAGATGTATGGAATGCAAAATAGAGTATTTCATGGGCGAAAACCATCCTAATTGGAATGGTGGAATCACTCCCGAACACAACAAGATAAGAAACTCCCCAGAGGGTAGAGAATGGAGATTATCAGTTTTTGGTCGTGATAAGTTTACATGTCAAGCTTGTTTTAAAACTGGTGGGGATTTAAGAGCGCATCATATCAACAACTTCTCAACACACGAAGAACTGAGGTTTGATTTAGATAACGGCATTACATTATGTATAAATTGTCACGATCATCATATACAAGGATCTTTCCATTGCATCTACGGAACTAAAAATAATACCAAAGAACAATTGGACGAATACATCCAACTTAAAAAATTAACTTTAACTAACTAATTAGAGGTGTCAATTTAATGATTCTAGGTGATCACACAAATTTTAAGTTTGTATCTCTACTTTCCAAAGTAGATTTCGGTAAATCCAATTATGACGCAGACAATCCAATTCATGTCATGGTCGCAAAAGCAGTGGCTAGACACTCACAAGAATAAAATTATCGAAGGATGGATGATACTCCATCCTTTTTAAATTGTACAACAAGGAGAACTCAAATGGAATATACAGTTGATCAAAGTAGTGTAGTAATTAGCGAGTATGAAAAAGAGTTAAACGAGAAAATGGGTAAGTAGTATGCCGAAGGGTAAAAATGTTCCAGCACATGAACAAGTACATACCATCATTGAATACATAGAATACCCTACTCACCCACACAGATCTGATAGCCCTGAATATAAAAAGAATCACGACATATTAATAGACGAAGATAAACGTCCTTGTTTTGTATGTGACAGACTTGGAATGAAACAACTACCTACAGAGCATCTTGAAACACACCACTTCGTCATAGAGTGGGCAGAATGGGAAAATGCTGACCCAATTGAATTGCAAAAGTTATTCGATGACGGGGTAATTGATTTCTATGGTTATAGCAAGAAATTGAAGGGTGAACCTGTACGTTCTCCAGATGATATCAGGAATTTACTAGTTCTCTGTCCTCTTCACCATAGAGGGAAAGGAACCGGAGTACATGAAACTTCTATTCCAATGTGGTTCAGCCAGATAGTATCTAAAAATGGCGTTGAGATGTTGAAGGGCGCAATTAAGAATCACAAATAAAATTATCATATGTCAGATATAGACTAGTATATCAAAATTTGTTTGGAGAAAACAAGGAGGAATATTGAGATGGGTAAATTAAATAACTCTTTTAGCGTGACCGGAAATCTCGAACTTGACTTAATGAGAATCACAGAAGAAACTAAGGATGCAATCAATCTCTATGACCTACGTAAAATTTTGGGTAAATACGATGGGCAAAAAGTTAAGTTTTCTATTGCAATCGAAGGTGACGACTCAGAATTTTTAGTGGATGAAGAGTAAGGGGTGACTAGATGACCACTCCTATTCAACAAAAAGACGGTGAATCATTTTTCGATTGGAAACTTAGGCTTATTACTTCTAAACTTGAACGTGAAATTGACTTAGACTGGTCTGAGATTCGAGATATTCTTGGATTAGATTGCAGTGCAGACCATTTGCGTAAAACCGCATATGGAATTAGAGAGTATAGACAATACTTTGAAGACAAATTGAAAGAGAAAGTTGCTTCAGATGAAATCCTCAATGAGTTTGAATTAAAGAAGATTGAATTGGAGTCAGAGCGAAAGAAACTTCAATCAATTAAAGTTGAATATAACAAAATCATTAGAGACAATTCACGCAGAGAATTGATGTTCGAAATGGTTAAAGAAAGCATCGAAAAACTTCCTGTGCCAAAGTTTGTTGTTTCACCTTGCAGTGTTGATAATAGCAGATCAGGAGTTTTGGCATTTGGAGATGTCCATTTCGGAAAAATCCTTAGAAGTTTGAACAATGAATATAGTCCTGAAATAGCAAAACAAAGAATGGAACAATTGATTGCTGAAGTTGTAGATATTGTTGAAACTTATGATTTAGACCATATAGATGTAATCAATGGTGCAGATTCGATAGAAGGTATGTCTCTTCGTGTAAGTCAATTGCAATCACTCTCAATGGGATTCATTGACCAAACAATTCAATTCAGTAAGTTTATTTCCTCATGGCTGAATGAGTTGAGTAAACATGTGAAAATTACATACCATCATGTGCCAGCCTCCAACCACTCTCAGATAAGACCATTTAATAGCAGTAGAAATGAGTTTACATCTGAAGATTTAGAGAAAGTCATTATGAATTATGTACATGATTCTCTTGAGAATAATCCTCGTATTACTGTCCCTCTATATGATACAGACATAGTAAAGTTAAACATTCAAGGATACAATGTTTGGGCTTTACATGGTCATCAATTAAAAGGTAAAAAGGATGCTATACGTGACCTCTCTAATTTGCATCGTGAGTTTGTTGATTATTTGTACGTTGCCCATTTTCATCATTCAGGATCTTTAACTGTTGGTGAGGCAAAAACAAATAATGTGGAATTGATTCAGATTCCTAGTGTAATGGGTTCTGATGAATATAGTGATAGTCTTATGACAGGTGCTAAAGCTGGAGCAGAATTTGCAGTTTATGAGAAAAACAAGGGTAGACGAATTATATATAATATTATTTTAAACTAGGCGGTGGTCTAAATGAGCGAAGAACAAGACAATCTAGACCTCCACTTTGTAGTGGTAAAACGTAGAAGAGACATATTCCAACTTGTCAATGAATACGTGGAAGTTATCTGTGAATTAAAAGATAAGAACAATAAGAAGACATTTAAGGATCAACTTGAAGAATACATACAATTGTTAAGCGAAGAGATATATGAGATGGTTCATGAAGATGTTATGTTGGACACGTTAATGCGCTGTGGTGAGGCTTTAAATAAAAAAGAATACTATGAATAAGAGGTGTCCCTTGGACAAAGATAACATTGTAAACTTTCCTAGTAATGAATCAGAGCATGAGGAACATATTTGTGATGGATGTACATCGTATGCTATTCATAGGCTAACGCATAATTTTGAAACTGTGGATGAAGAAGAAATTATTCATCGATACTTAGATAGAATATTTGATGCTATTGATGAAGAAAATGGCAAAGATATTGCTGATGCTGTAATTGAGTTATATCACGAGGCATTTGATTTGGGTAGTCGTGAAGTTTTAAAGGGTGAGTTACATAGACTGTCTGCTGTATTGGCTGCAATGACGAATGATGTTGATGGTGAAGAACAGTAAGAGTTGTTAAAAGCGTCTGATACAATTGGACGCTTCATAATGGCTGCTTATAGACTTGTGTAGATATAAAATTATTATTTACAAAGTTAATAATATGTGGTAAATTTTAGTCAGGGATAGATGAGGAAGTCATGAGCCTCATTGAACGGAGATAACCCATATGTCTCCTTCCCTACTTTTTATAATATGGGCAAACTTTTATGGGAGGTTTGACGAAGTATGGCTAACAAGGCTCAACCTTGGACAAATGAAGAAATTGTACTATTAACAAATACATACCCCACAGCGACCAAAGAAGAGTTGATAAATCTGTTTCCTAACAGAACTCATAAGTCGATTGCTGGAAAAGCTGAAAAAATGGGTCTGCATAAACTAGAGCAAGTAGAAGAGTGGATGGATAGTGAACTAGACATTCTCGTTGCAAATTATAGCATCATTCCAAAAGAAGACATGATTTTACTTCTTCCTAATAGAACATGGAGTTCCATACAACACAAAGCGAGTAGATTAAATTTAAGAAAATATAACAAATACAAAGATGAAAGAACAGTTTGGACAGATCAGGAAATAGAAATTACAGTCAGTGATAAAGGATTTAAACTTTTAAACATAAATAGAGATAAAAATAGAATAAATATAACAGTATCATGCGTAGACGAACACACTAGAACAAGTCACTTAGATGGTTTTTTGAAGTGGGTAGGGTGTCCAGTATGTACAGGAAGATATAAGAAGCCATACGAAGAAGCAAAGACTACAATTGAAAAAGAAGGATATGTTGTTCTAACAACAGAAAGTCATTATAAAAATGCAAGAACTAAATTAGATACCATCTGTCCACAAGGACATAGTTATCCCACCACTCTTTCCAATTTCAATCACGGGAATCGTTGTTCTCAGTGTTATTTTGAAATAATAGGTCAGAGTAATTTTCATGACATTGGATATGTAAAATTAAAGTATCAAGAAAATAATTTTATAGTTCAAGACAACCAAGTATACAAGGGTGTAGATGAAAAATTAGAGTGCAAGTGCATTCATCATCTTGATCGTGAAAGCCTATATCTATCTTATATTCAAGTTGTAAACCAAAAAGTTAACTGCCCATACTGTGTTGAAGACGAAAAAGTAAACAACTATAAAACTATTTACAATCAAATATTATGTACATTTAACAATTTCAATTTACAATTATTAACATCTGAAGAGGAATACGTTAAAATACGTCTTAATGATAAAAATAGTTATATTAAGTTTACATGCAAAGAGCATATAAACAAAGGAACTCAAAAGATAAAAATTAGAACTATAAGAAATGACCATGATGGTTCTTACTGTAAATATTGCGTTAGTGTAAGTGGTGAAAATCATTATAGATGGCAAGGTGGAATTAGTAACTTAAGTGAATATTTACGTGGGAGAATTCAACCTTGGAAAGATGATTCATTCAAAGCCCATAACTATACTTGTGATGTAAGTGGAAAAGATAGGAATTTAACTATCCACCATAAGTATGCTTTTAGTAACATCGTAAAAGAAACACTAGCGGAATTAAATTTTCCAGTCCATAAGAATATAAATAAATATTCCGATGAACAGATAACATTAATTGAAGAAAAATGCTTAGATATCCATTATAGATACGGACTTGGAATTTGCTTGAATGTTGAAATTCATGAATTGTTTCATAGTATTTATTCCGTTTTTAATTTTACACCAGAAGATTATGACGAATTTAAAATAAGATATAAAAATGGTGAGTTTAAAGAGGTGTGCTGATGCACCTCTTTTTGCGTTTGTAAAAGGTGGTGAAAATATGGCACGTACGACGAAAAAACCTACTAAGACTGCACCAGTAGCAAAGCCAAAATTAACATGTGTATCCTGTAAAAAGGAATTATCTATGGATAGATTCTATCTCTCCAATAATGAACTTCACAAGAACAATGACAATCGTTTCCCTTCATGTAAACCATGTGTTCTGAGTACTATTGATTACGACAACGTACAGACTGTGTATGACTTATTGGCGCAAATGAATCGTCCCTTCCTTCAATCTTTGTGGCAAAGCACAGTAATAGAAACTAACAAGAGTGGAAAAGATTTGTTTGGAATTTATTATAAAAATGTAATTTTAAATCACAAGCATTTAACTTGGAAAGAAAGTTCTTTTATTGCGGTTGCAACTAGTGATAAATCAGAGTCAATTAATGAAGATTCTCAGATGACACCTACGAAAAAAGTAAGTACCTTTATGGTAACAGAAGACCTTATTGATAAATGGGGATCTGGATATACAAATGAAGAATATAAACAATTTGAGAAAAAATATGGTCGATTAATTAATAATTACGGAGAAAAAACAGCCCTCCACACGGAAGGTTTACTTACCTACATTAGATATCGAGTTAAAGAAGAGATGGCTACCGCTGCGAATCAAGTCCGTGAAGCAAAGGAATGGGGAACTCTAGCCTCTAAAGCAGCACAAGATGCCAAAATAAATGTATCTCAGTTGAGTAAAAGTGATATTAGTGGTGGTGTAGATGTCCTTTCTCAACTATTCGAGGCTGTTGAAAGTGAAGTCGGAGTTATTCCCCTGCTCCCACATTTACTAGAACAACCATATGATGATGCAGATATGGTGATATGGGCTACTGTGAACTATAACAGGAGACTTGAAGATAAACCAGCCGTACCATATAGAGACATATGGGAGTTCTATGATGAAATGCTTGGTGAATATTTCAGTCAACAAGGCTTTAATGATGATCAAATTAAAGAGTTTAAAGCAAAAAGAAACAATGTCTTTAGAGATTTAAGTCAAATTTACAAAGAGCCATTGTATGAAAGTGATGGTGAGTAACTTTGGCGAGTTATTCTAATTTTGAAAGCAAAAATAATAAGCAAAGTAAAGACAGGTATGATATTTACGACTCTACATTTAATTCACCTGTTCAACCTACCGATAATTCAAACATAATTAAGCGGCACTTACATAAGTGGACAGAGTTGTGTGCTTTCTTAAGATTTTACCCAGATATATTTTATGACATGATAAAGCCAGAAACAGGTGGAATCAACCTAGACCTTTATCAACGTGTCATGATGAGAGTTTTAAGTAGATTCCAGCAAAATTATTTTTGTATTCCTCGTGGTGGGTCAAAGACGCTAACGCAAATAATGGTCGCTTATCATACTGCGGTTACTCATCCAAATATAACTATTGCTATTACAGCATCCACTAAAGAGTCTGCAGTAAAGATTTGGAAAGAGAAACATGACGAGATTATGAGATTCTATCCTACTATGGCTGATGAGATTAAAAGTGCAAACTTCTCAAAAGATAGTGGGCGTGTCGAATTTAGAAATGGTGCGGTTATTGACAATTTAGCCAACGCTCAACAAAGTAAAGGACTGAGACGTAGACGAGGAAGCCTTGAGGAAAGTGCCTTGATTGATAAGGACTTATACGAGGACGCTATCGAGCCAATTTTTAATATACCTCGCACTACTATGACAGGTGAAATTGACCCAACTGAGTTAAATGGTCAGATTAATCGATTTTCCACTTCAGGATATAAAAATTCTGATGAATATGAAAAGATACTGACTATGGTCAAAGAAATGTCCGACCTTAAAGGTACATACGTATTTGGTTCAGATTGGAGAATACCTGTTCATTTTGGGAGACAAAAGATATCTACTATTAATAAAGCACGTCAGGGAAATGTTATACGTTTTAGACAAAACTATCTTTGTGATTGGATTGGAGTTAGTGATGGAGCTTTAATTAACATAAGTAAATTAATTAAAGCCAG